TTATAAATAGTTATTTTCCAACTGTAGTATGGAGTGAGGAAAAACCAGAGTTTGTTAAATCGTTAAATAAAGCATCTAATAAATATGTTAAAGATGCAAGAACAAGAGAAAAAGAATTTATAAAAAAACACGGTGACTTTGGAAGATCATATCATTCAACACCACTCACAGCTGACAATGATTTTTTAGATTTTAGAAATTACATTGGTCAAAAGTCTTGGGAATATTTAGATCACCAAGGTTATGATATGCAACAATACACAACACTATTTAGTGAGATGTGGGTACAAGAGTTTGCTAAAAAAGGTGGTGGACATCATTCAGCACACATACATTGGAATCAACACGTATCAGGATTTTACTTTTTAAAGTGTAGTGATAAAACTTCTTACCCTGTATTTCACGAACCGAAGACTGGTGCAAGATGTACAAAGTTAAAAATGAAACCAGACTTAAAAGGTGTATGGGCAGGTCACGAACAATTTCATATGAAACCAAAACCAGGAACATTAATTATATTTCCAGGATACTTGGAACACGAATATGCAGTAGACTTTGGTATCGAACCTTTTAGATTTATACATTGGAACATACAAGCGGTGCCAAAAGAAATGGCCAAAGATGTTTAAGAAAAAAAAGTATATAATTATTCGTCAAGCTATATCAAAAGATTTAGCAACTTTTATTGCAAATTATTTTTTAATGCAAAAACAAGTTTATGATACTTGTAGGAATGCCAGATATATTTCACCTTTTGAAAATATTATAGGTCATTACGAAGGTAAAGATGAACAGATACCAGAAACTTATAGTCAGTATTCTAATATAGCTATGGAAACTTTAATGTTAAAATGCCAACCTAAAATGGAAGAAGTAACAGAATTAAAACTATATCCAGCTTATACTTATGCAAGAATATATAAAAAAGGTGATGAATTAAAACGACATAAAGATAGATTTAGTTGTGAGATATCTACAACTATGAATCTTGGTGGTGATGACTGGCCAATATATCTAGAACCATCAGGAGAGATTGGTAAAAAAGGTATTAAAGTAGATTTAAAACCAGGAGATATGTTAGTTTATTCTGGTTGTGAATTAGAACATTGGCGAAATAAGTTTAAAGGTAAAGAATGTGTACAAGTATTTTTACACTATAACAATCGTAAAACTGTTGGTGCTAAAGATAATATGTTTGATAAAAGACCTCATTTAGGACTTCCTTCTTGGTTTAAACGATGATATAATCTTTGATGGAAGCAAGGCACCACCACATTTCCTTGCTTCCTTTAAAAATTATAGGAGTTTAAATTGTTAGGTCTTAATGCTATATCACAAGCACCAATAGCCGCATTAGGTAGTGGCGATATTATTATTAATGTATCTGGCCAACAAGCTGTTATTTCTTTAGGTAATACTTCTGTTAAATCTTCTTATCTTATTACTGGTCAACAAATTAATGCTTCTGTAAATTCTATCATCGTTGAATCAGAATCATTTATAAGTATATCAGGTCAACAAGTAAATACATCAATAGGAACTTACGCAATATCTGGTGATGGAAGTATGACTATTGTAGTTCCAGAATTAGAAGTAACTACATCTGTAGGTAATCCTCTTTTATCTACAAATGATTTTGTAGGAATAACAGGCCAACCATTAATCACTGGACTAGGTACTATAATTCCACAAACTGAAAATTTAATTTCTATTGTAGGACAAGCTGCCAATACAAGTACAGGTACAGTAATAACAAGTACTTCTAATGTATTAAGTATAACTGGTCAAGAAATGACAATAACACTAGCTTCAGTAATAACAAGTACTGGAAATACAGTTGATATTGCAGGACAACAAATAACTGTTATACCAGCTACTTTAAGATTTTGGGATCCTATTCCTCCAGGAGGAACATACACATGGACAAATATTTAATAATTTACAAAATAACAAAATAGGAGTATAAAATTATATGGCTTCATCTTATTCATCAGACCTTAAATTAGAGCTTCAAGCTACTGGAGAAAATGCTAGTACTTGGGGTGATAAAACTAATAATAATTTAAATCTTATACAACAAGCAATTGCTGGTTATGAAGCAATAGATGTTGCTTCAGCAGATGTTACTTTAGTAATGACAGATGCTTCTGTTTCTAATGCAAGAAATATGATTTTAAAATTTACTGGAACTCTTGCTGCAAACAGAACAGTTACGGTACCAGATAGTATTGAAAAATTTTATATATTACAAGACGCAACTACTCATAGTGGAAATACTTTAACTTTTAAAACTGCAAGTGGAACAGGTTTTACTTTAGATGAAGGTAAAATGAGTGCTGCATATTCAGATGGTACTAATATTACTGCTGTTAATATGAATACTTTACAAGGAAGTATAGGAACTGCACAAATTGCTGATGACGCAATTACAACAGCAAAAATTCTTGACGCTAATGTTACTACAGCAAAAATTGCAAATAATGCAATTACAACTGCTTTAATTTTAGATGATAATGTAACAACAGCAAAAATACCAGATAATGCAATTACAACAGCAAAAATACCAGATGATGCAATTACAGCAGCTAAACTTCAACGAAAATTTACAATAAGTACATCAAGTCCATCAGGTGGAAGTGATGGAGATATTTGGTTTAAATATTCATAGGAGTTTAAATGGCTGTTTATAAATTTTATTTCTCTACTTCCGAGAACTCTAATTTAGAAGAAATTTATACATCTTCTACTAATATAAAAACTGTAGATCAAGAATTTAAAAACGAAAAAGGAAATGTAATATCTATTACAAGAATTGATATTTTATCAGATCCTGAAAAAATTAATAGTGACGAAGCACTAGGATATGTTAGAACATAATGGCTAATACTTACGCAAAAGTTTCAGGAACATTTGAAGAAATAGATAATGCTTATGGAAAAGTTTCAGGTACATGGCAAGAAGCAGATGAAATATATGCTAAAGTTTCAGGTACTTGGCAATTAGTATTCGCTGCATTTCAAGCTGGCACTGTTCAAACATTAAGTTCAGGTTCAGGAACACTAACTGTTCCACAAGGAGCTAACGCAATGCATATTCAAGCTGCAGTCGGAGGTGGCGGAGGAGCTGTTGGTGGTGCTGATTATGATAAAGCAGGTGGTGAATCATCTGGTGGTGGCGGTGGATCAGGAGCTTATATATCTGATAAAGTATTTACAGTAATTGAAGGTGAAACAATAACTTATGCTGTAGGATCTATTGGAACTAATGGAGGAAAAGGATTTAATACTACAGGTCAAGGTGGAGGAACATCTAGTATTTCAGGTTCTACTACAGGAGCAATATTTTCATTAACAGGTGGTGGTGGAGCAAGCGGTATTAATGGAGGCGTGCAAGGACCTTTAAGAAGTAATTCAGCTGGTTCTGCTGGATCAGCAACAGTAGTTGTTGGATTAACTTCAGGGACTTTTAGAGATTCAGATGGCACAACAAAAAATATAACAACTTTAACAAGTGGTCCTGTTGGAACTTTTAATCAATCTGGTAATGGTGAAACTGGTAATAATAATGGAAACTGTGGTGGAGATAACTGTAGAATAGGTGGATCTACTGGTGCAGCTTCTTATGCTGGTAATATTTCAGGAGGAACAGGTGGATCATCATCAGGTGCTGGAACTAATGGTGGATCAGGAACTAGAGGTTCTGGAGGTGGCGGTGGAGCAGCACAAGTTAATTCTGGTTCAACTACAGGTGGCCCAGGTGGATCTGGAGAAATACAATATAGATTTTTAAGAGTTCAATAATTGTATTTAAAACCTAAAAAAATTATATTTGATAGTTTAATTAAAAGAGTTAAAATAAAAGATATTAAGCCTAATCAAGAAAATAATAATCAAGAATTAATTGATCAACTTGAAATAGAAATAAAACTTAATGGTTTACTTTGTCCTTTAGTTATTGATACTAATAATATTTTATTAGATGGTCATCATAGATATGAAGCAATTAAAAATTTTTGCGTAGAAACTGACGTTTATATATTAAAAAATAATGATATGGAAAAATTTATATCTAAACTTAATAGCTATGTATGGTTTGATTCTATGGGAAAACTAGATGGCTAATATATCTAAATGGTTTGGTTACCCTATTTATATAACTAAATTAGAAAATTTTGAAACAATAAATAAAAAGATATTACCTATTATAATAAATAATATAACTCCTACCAATTCTCAATATTCTAAAACTACAGATATAAAAGCAAAAGATTTACAATCTATTGATGATAACTTACATACTGATAAAAGATTTACTGAACTTTATAATGAAATAACAAAAGTAATTGAAGGTTGTTTATTAGCTCAAAAATATAATTTAGATTTATTTGAAATATATATAACAAAATCATGGGCAACTTTATCTATTAAAGAACAGTTTATTTCTTATCATAGACATATGAGTAGTCATTTTAGTTTTGTCTATTATCCACAAGCTCACGAACAAGGAAATTTATTTTTATTAGATGACGATGCTCATAAAGTAGGATTAAACATACCAAAAAGAGAACCTTATTTTACAGAATGGGATCAAAATAATTATGGTAAAGCTGAATATCCAGCAGAGACAGGTAATATAATTATATTTCCATCTATGATGTTTCATGAAACTGGTAAAAATAATAAAGAAAAACCTAGAATATCAATTTCAGGAGATATTTTACTTACTATGAAAAAAGGTATTAAATCAGAACATAATATACCTAGTCCAGGCACTTGGAAAAAGCTATAAAATAGGCTTACTTCTTTCTTTTATTTAATATATAATAACAAAAAAATAGTATAAATTTATGCCATTAACTCAATTAAATTTTCAACCTGGAATAGATACTGAAAACACACCTACAGGTGCTGAAAGTAAATGGATAGATTGCGATAAAATAAGATTTAGAAAAGGTCTACCACAAAAAATAGGTGGATGGACTAAATTTAGTACTGGTTATTATGTTGGAGTAGGACGAGCTTTAGAGCAATGGTTTGCTTTAGATGGTGGTCGTTACGAAGCTCTTGGAACAGATAGAAAATTATATGTCTATGCTGCAGGAACAAATCAAGATATTACTCCTATAAGATCAACAGATGCATTAACTAATGCAATTAGTACTACAAGTGGTAGTAATATTGTTACAATTACAGATACAGGACATGGAGCTTCTCAAGGAGATTTTGTAACTTTAAGTAATGTTACCGCAACAGTAGGTGGAATTCCAGCTGCAACTCTTGATGCTGAATATGAAATATTAACTATATCAAATACTGATGCTTACACTATTCAAAGTAGTGCTACAGCAAATGCTAATGTTGCACCTACAGCTAATTGCACTGCAACTTATCAAATAAGTATAGGTCCTTCTATTCAAACTTTTGGTTTTGGTTGGGGATCAGGTACTTGGAATACTGGAACATGGGGAACTGCTAGATCATCATCTAACGTAATTCTTGATGCTCGGTTATGGTCAATAAATAATTGGGGAGAAGATTTAATTATTACACAAAAAGATGGAGCAACTTATGAATGGAATTTATCTGGTGGAATGACTAATAATAGATGTACAGCTGTTGCTAATGCTCCTTCTAATTCTACTCTTTCAATGGTATCTACAGAAACTAGACACGTAGTTTGTTTAGGTACAGAAACTGAAATTGGTAATACTGCAAGTCAAGATAAAATGTTTATACGTTGGTCTGATCAAGAAAATTATAATCAATGGTCACCTAATGTAGTCAACTCTGCTGGATCACAAAGAATTGGTGGAGGAAGTGAAATACGTTGTGCAAGACCTGCAAAAGGTACTATGTTAGTATGGACAGATACAACAATGCAATCAATGTCTTTTATTGGTCCTCCTTTAATATTTGGTTTTAGACAATTAGGTAATGATTGTGGAGCTGTTGGTCTTAACTCTGCAATAGTAGTAGATGATGTAGCTTATTGGATGTCTGATGGTCAATTTTTTAGATACGCAGGATCAGTTCAAGAAATACCTTGTCCTATATTAAATCATGTATTTGAAGATATTAATAAAGCTCAATACTCTCAAGTCTATGCTGGACAAAATTCTAACTTCTCTGAAGTGATATGGTACTATTGTTCTAGTACCTCGGATCAATGTGATCGTTATGCTATTTATAATTATCTAGAAAATTCTTGGTATTTTGGAACTATGAACAGAAGTGCTTATCAAGATAATGGAGTTGAATTAAATCCATTAGCTGCTGAATATTTTCCTAATTCAAATGTAACTACTATAACTACTATTAATGGGGTAACACAAGGAAGAAGTATAATCTATGCTCAAGAATCAGGAGTTAATGCAGATGGTGCTGCTCTATCAGCTTATATACAATCAGGTGATGGAGATATAGCTG